TTGGTTTTGCCGTAAGCAATCCCCAGCGCTTGAGCGCCGAGCAGCAGTCCGCGCTCAACCGCGTAACCGGCAGTCAATGATGCGCTAACAGCCTGATCCGTTTCCGTTGCGGTTGCGGCATTGGCGGCGGTGATGATCTTCGTGGTTTCGCTGGGCATGAAACGAATGGCACGCTCGTTTTTGATAACCAGAATGCCGTTCCACATACCGACTTCACCAGCAAACAAGGGATGGCGGGTATCAAAATACGCAGCCCGGTTTACCGCATTTTGTTGAAATGCGCGAAGCGAACCTTCCGTCAACAGTATTGAATACTGGTTCGGGGTTGCCAGGAATACCCACATCTTGGATGTTTGCGCAGCCCTGTCACCGGACATCTTGACCGATTGCAAGGGTTGATCCATATCATCCAGGCGCTTGCGAAGCACGTCCAGGTGCGCGAGTTTCAGCAAGTCGGTTGACGCTATGGAACCGAGTTGCTGCCCGCCAGCGGTCAAGTTTGCCCCGTTTACAACGAAGTGCCGGTTGTAGGTCGGAGCCTTGACCGGGTTGACCATGATCGAACCGAAGTTTGCCGCGCTTTGCAGCGGAACGGTCCAGTCGGTCCCCATTTGGGAGCCACGCGCCCCGGCAAGATGTACAAGTGTTTCTTGTGTGTCGAGACGGGGAAAGTACCCCGACAATTGCGCCAGGGCGATTTCGCGCAGTTGATGCTTCGTGCGCTGTTGGCTCATGCTGCCGCCAGCGTCGATCACTTTGGAAGCCAGGTCGATCTTGATTTCCATCGAAGAGAACGAAAGAGGACTTCCCCGGCCTTCACGGTTGACGTCACCCATCAGCGGCTCGCCACTGATAGTGTCCACCAGGTCGAGAGAGACAACATCGCCCGCGCTCTTCATCAGGTTATCGATACGGACAATGGGCATTCCAGCCTGTGTCTGACCAGCAATCTTCTGCATTGCGGCAGTAGGTTCGACAGGTCCGACCAGATTATCCATTGCCGTCGTGCCCCTAAGCGTGTTTGCAAAGAGAGCTGCCGAATAATGCTTTATGGCAATCGAGCTGCCACTTGCTACGTTTGTTTCAGCCATTTCATTTAATCCTTAATCGAGTTCGGCACGCATGGCGGCGGCTTTATGATCCGGCATCTTCAGCAGCTTTTGAGCCAGTTCAAGGGGACTCAAATTCTCAAGTTGCTCGCGCTCAGATGTAGGGTTATCCCCGCCACGAATATCCGAAAGGGTTGTGGGTTTCTTCACCACGGCTTTCTCAAGTTTTTCCTTGGCTTTTTCCTTGGTTTTTTCCTTGTCTTCCGGTGGTGAAGCAGTAGGTGGTTCGGTTGCTTCTGGCATGATTGTCTTGACGCGCCGGACCACTTCGACAAAGCGCTCGTCGTAGGTTTTCTTCGCCCACTTCGGGTTTTGCAAAAGTATCTGGTCCTGCATCAACGCTTCCTTCCAGGCGTCCTCGTCGTTCGCTTCCCAATGCACCAGGTGAGGGTTGTTTTCCTTCGCTTCCTGAACTTGCTCATCGATCACTCGCTTTTGCGCAGCGGCTTCCTCGTCGGATTTCTTCTTTGCTTCGGCCCTATCTTCTTCGATCTGCCGCGATAAGTCGCTAACAATCTCTGTGACAGAATCGAATGAAGCCCCGATTTCTGGAAAGTCCTCTTTCAAGGCAGCGATACGATCTTTGAGCTGCTTCTGAATCTCAGAACGCCCTTCCGGTGTTTTGGCTTGCGCTTGCTGTTTCCTCAGAGATTCAAGTTCAGCTTGGGTATTCTGCAAAGATTGCAGTTTGTCCCGAAGCGTCGCGTTTTCCACACGAAGCTCTTTGAGCTTTTCGTACGGAATCGTCCCTTTGCCGCTCTTGTTCAGAACAACAGGCTCATCCTCTTGGTCCTGTTCTTCTTCCTTTTCCCCATCGTCCTTGCCCGCGCCGTTAGCCGCGCCTTCTTCCTCTTCCTGTTTGGGTTCGTCCTTTGGTTTATCGGTTTTGTCTTCCTGGCTTGCCAGAATCTCGGCAAGTTTGTCCGGATCGTTCTCTAAGATTTCGATCTGTTCCGGCGTAAGGTTTGCGATCTGTTCGTCTGTGACGTCTGAAAATTCCATGCCTTTCTCCACTTCGGTAACGTCGTTAGCACGCCTGCAAAAGCAGGATGGTTAAAAAAACTGCGATATCGCCGTGAGCGCGGCCCGTCCGGGCAATAAAAAAAGCCGCTCGAAAGCGGCTTCTTGAAAACTGATGATGGAATCTATGGTTTCAACAGGTAACGCGGCGTGTCTATGTCATCGACCGCGCCCAGGTTCGGTTTCTCGAAGAACCTGTTTCCGTAGTAATCCTTTCCTTCTATCCTGAATGCTGATTTCTTGCACGCGACGGCACGCGGCCTGTAATTGCTGTCAATGTCCGGGTTTGTGGAAATGTCGTTCGCACCCGCGACAACCCCGTTTGCGTAGGCCGTGGTCGATCCATAAACGCAGTTGTAGTCGTTCACTATCGACGGGAACGCATAAGACGCAAATCCGGTGGTACAGTTGAGCAGGATATTATTCTTAGCCATGAGACTGCCGGTAGTGGCCGAACCCCCCGCCTTTTGTATGCCAACTGTGCAATTGATGAATGTATTGTTGTAGAACGCATTACCGGTTTCTATTGGTGCGCCGTAGATGGCTCCGCACGCCACGTTTTCGACAATATTCCCGTAGTAGGTAGCGTTGGTGCAGTCCCAAAACGACAATCCCGCCCCGCTGCCTATATTGCCGGTTGTAATCAGGTCGGTAATGTAGTTTCCGTACGCAATCCCGCCCCGCGTGCCGTTGTCGAAGAATATTCCATTGCCGTCAATTGGTAACCCGTTCTGATAGAGCGACGTGGGCGTTCCAGCACGAATGCCGGACACGTAGTTAAAGCAGATTATTGGATTGTAATTTCTGAGGGTTTGTATCCCAGCGCCAGTCGCGTAGCAGTTGGTCACTCTATTCCCACAAATTAACGGTGCAATTGCGCCTGTCACATGCAGGCCCCCGTGACTTCCATTGTCACCCGCGATCACGCCGGAATCGCGTGCGATGTTGCCAGTAATCTCCAAGCCAGAAGAGTAAATAGTTGGAATATCGGGCGCTGCCAGCATCGTTCCACTAAAAAGGATGGTCGATGATTTGGTGTTATAGACCTCGTTATTCCTGATCTTTACATTGTTGATGTACGACGTGTTACCAGTGACTCTTACATCGATCCCGAATCCGTTGCTGTCATGAACCAGGTTATTAGTAATCGTGACTCCGCTCGATGTAGAGCCTTCCGTTGTAAGCATGTATCTGATGCCAGTATCAGTGCATCCGCTCACGTGACAACCTATAACCTCATAGAGCGTAATGGCTCCGAGTGCGGCATAGATACCCCCAACGCCTCCTGTCACCGTGCATCCAAGCACGCGCACACCGTCGGCGGTAATGGAGATAGCATGACTTCCGACTACTGTCGTTATGAGAGTAAGGTTTAAGAGCGTCGACCAGGCTACCGGCACATCAAGGTGCCCCCACGAACTGATTGTGAACTGACCGGGATCGCCAGCGTAATCACCCCTGATTGTTACCGGCAATGCGGAGGTTCCACCGTGTGCGCCTATCGTCGTTAGATTCCGCGCATGATTCCCGCACAGATAAAGCGTATCACCGGCCACCACACCGGCCCCGCCCCATACAATGGCTGTCCACCCCTGCCAGGCATTAGCGTAACTCGTCCCCGTGTTCGTGCCGCCGTGCGTAGCATCCTCTCTTACGTACCAAGTAGTCATTGCCTACCCCACATAATGCAACACACGGCAGTATTCCAGCTTGAGCGTATCGGCAACGTTCACACGCCTGCCGATTATCTGGACCAAAACATCCTTGGAAAAATCAATCGCATAAGTAACCGGCGCACCGGTTCCCGCCGTGACATACCCGCTTTCGTATGGCTGAATCTGAGAGGTAAGCGAATTTCGATTAGCCAGTATGATTAAGGGAGATTCCTTCGTAGATGTAGTCCTAACCGCGTTGTAAATGGTTATGCCGCCAATGATGACTTTACAGGTCTTGTTGTTCGCGCTGCTGGTGTAAGTCCAGAGAGGTTCTATCTGCAAGATACTTTTCGCGCCCATTGTTCCTGCGGTAATCGTGAAAAGTTCGAGATATTCATCTATGAACGTGTGTATGCACGTCGAAGATCCCGCAAAGTTCAGAAGCGACTCCACCGGCTTTCCAATGGCGGCATGTACCAGGGCAGTGCTGTCCAGGATCAACGCCGTGGCTTTATCCGCCGCGTTAGCGTTGTATGCCGTCGTCGCAGTGGTTGCGGTAGTCGCTGTTACAGCCGTCGTCGCGTTCGTCGCCGTGTCAGCCGTGGTCGCATGGCCTGCGGTATCGGCGGCTCCTGCGGTATCGGCATGTTGCGCAGTGGTTGCCGTAGTCGCTGAATTCGCCGTCTCCGCGGTATCGGCGGTGGTTGCATGATCCGCTGTCGTCGCGGTGTCAGCAGATAATGCCGAGGTAGCCAAGTCCGCTGTGTCTGCGTGCTGCGCATTGATCGCATTTTCCGCCGTTCCGGTAACCTCATAAATTACCGCATCGCCATTCTGAATCAAGTCGGCTTCGATTCGTGGGTCGAAGTCCGCAATCATCCCCGCCGTGAATGCCTGTCCGCCTATATAGGCATTGTCGATGAATTTAATCATTTAGCGGCCTGCTTCTGGGGAACGGGTTTGTTTGCGGCAATGTGCCCTAGCACAAGCTGCTCGGCTTTCACGTTGGCGTCAACCTGTAGCTTTTGCCGTTCAATGTCAACTCTCTGCGCTTCAAGCTGCAATTCTCCCGACTTGTTGACCAGTTGTAGCTTTAGGGTACCGATCTGTTCTTGCAGCTTCTGCATTTGCTGCAACGAGCGCAGTTCCTGCTCCATCGCTTGGAGTTTGACCATTGCGTACTGCTGTTCGTCGCCGCCTTCTTCTTTGGGCGCGGACTCTGCGGCCAGACGCTGCGCCTCGGCGCGAGTCTTCATAACCTGGGCTTCTTTCAGTTGCAGTTCGAGCGCGACAAGCTGCATTTGTATCTGCTCCGCTTGTGCCGCTTTCTGGGCTTCTGCCTGCTCCTGTTCCGGCGTCATGGGACCAGGCACGCCCCCGACCTTGCGCAACTGATCCGCAACCTCATGTCGGTTCGGTACGTCGGACAGCTCGAGCATGATGGGATACAAAACAGCCTGATAAGCAGGCGGTGCGGACTGCACAATCAGCGAGAAGGACTGCAATTGCTGTGCGCGGTATGTCGGCGTTGCCGGGATGTCTTCCAGCACTACTTTAACCTGAGCCATCGCAACATCGTTTTGAACGACAGGACCGTCAGGCGTGATTACTTCCCGGTTGAAGTAGATAAGTTTTTGCTTTGCCCCTTGCCTGACGGCAATTTGCGTAGGCTTGCCTATCATATCCGCGACAGCAAACGCCAGTAATTGTTGGCCGCACAACCGCCGTGCGTAGCGAAAATTATCATTCGGCTCGGCCAGCACGGTCGAACCCTGCTCTACCAGATTATTAATCGCCACACCGCTTTTTGCGGATTCGCCGGAATCCCCCAGCATGGCGCGATACACGCCCCCTACCTCTTCAATTCTGCGCTTCCGCTCCTGCACCAATTGGAATACCTGTGCCGCAAGCGCGTGTTCCCGCGTTACCTTGAACCCGTCCACGTTCCGCCGCTGCGCGTTAAGAACCGTGATCGATCTTAGGCTATTGATGTTTTCAGCCATTTCCTGGTACGTATTCTGATTCAGGTCCAGGGCGTCGTTATCGACTTCCACCTTGACCGAATTCATGATTTCATAGAGCAGGATATCCAGGTCGATAATTTGATCTTGCGGCCCCCGCATATCGCGTATCAATCCGTACGGGGACCGGCTGCGGTCTTTCCGAAAACACCAGAACGGAATATAAGGGAAGTTCTGATGCGGCAATGGTGTAGGCACATCCATTAGCTTGTGAGGACCAAGCCAGATTGACACACGCACGCGCGGTGTCAGCGCCTTTTGAACTTGTACAAGCCCTTGTGCGACGGCTTGCTGATGATACGGATTATCTTCGCGGTACTCGATCCCCCGGCCATCGGGCAGATACATAATGTGAGCGTGTTCGTGGTATCTGTACCAGAGCTCCGACAGCTTCACCATTCCTGCCGCATGGTTCAGGTACGTGTCTTGTGTATGACTCCATGCCTGTTCATTCTCGTATGCTCTTGCCAGCCCGGTATTGTCTCCGTCGTACACATCGACTGTGTTCCAGCCGTTCCAGGAATTTTCGATTACAGTCTTATGCTCCCGAAAAATGCTCACGGCCTGTTCCCGGTCTATCCACTTATCCCGGCGCAGGTAGCGCGCATCGGATAGGTCCGGTTCTTTCGCGCTCCAATCCCAGAATATTTCGTTACGGTGGATCTCCCGCACGCGGTAAGGAAACTTCCCCGGTTCCGTTTCGCGCGAGACTTCCACCCAGCCCACGCCCGTTCGAATCATGCTCGAATAGGCGTCACTCATGGCCCGATCTGCGCGTGATTCCGTCTCTATTTCCTTCAGTTTTGCGCTCAAGCCCTCGGCAATGTCGTTCTGCGCCTCATCATCGCTAGTCACCTTGTAATCGGTGCGCGAACGGGCCTCAAGCCCCAATACCGCATTGATGGTCGGCTTGATAAGGTTCGAGTCCTGTTCGGGGATTCCGGCTTTTTTCAACCGATCTATAACGGCCACATCCATCTGTGCGCCGTCGTAGTAATCCGCATCCCGATCCGAGTCTAAGCGCCACTTTGGTTGATTGCGGATATCCCGGCAGATTTTGTCGTACGCCTCGATGGTGATGTCTTTGGTTATCGGGAATACCTTATTATTCATGCGCTCCATCAGGCACGCCACCCGACCATACGCACGCCCCGAGCGCTAACGCTGGGCGCATCGTCTCCTATCGAGAGGGCAAAATACCGGAAAGCATCAGCACCGTGGCTTGCCCAATCATGGAGCGGCCTGCCCGATAGCTGCTTACTCTCCGGGTCCACTTCGTAACGGTAGTGCCTCAAAGCCTGTAGCCCCTCTGCGCATTTTTCTTCATCGAAGTAACACCGGCTGAATATGGTTCGCGCTGCGTTGATACCGTCAAAGATGGATAGGTTCGAAGTAATCTGCACCTTTCGGCCCATTGCCAACATGATTTCCTCGACTGATCGGCCAGTCGCAAGACTCTTAGCTTTTGCATCGTGCGGAAGCCAGTCAGTGCCATAGATGTATCCTTTGCTTTGCAATGTCTGAATGTAGTGCTGTAACGGCTGTTGGCTGTTGCTGTAATAGTCTATGAGGCGCAATTCCATACCTACCGATTGAGCAAACCAAATGCTGGTATTGTCGGCCCACCCGAGATCCCAAAACGTGTGAACCTGTTTCAGAGCGTCATACGGCACGGTTCGAATGCGTCCCTCGTCCTCGGCTTGCCGGATTTCTTTCGCGTATATCGCCCCGGCGAGCGTGGACAGGCAATGCCCTTCCCAGATGTTGCGGTATGCGTCAGGGTCGCGTGCCAGGTCATCGAGCCGTTCCTGATTCAGTACAGCGTTAAACCACGGGTTGTCCGTCCAGTTGACTTTTGCGACTACAGCATCCGTTGGCGGGTGTGCAACGAAGCGCTGATATGTTTCATCCGTCGCCAGCTCCGGGTTAAACGTAATCCAGATTTCTGAGCCATCCTTCCGAATGGTGGGTATCAAGTCCTTCCATGATCCCCGGCTGACTGTCTGGGCCTCTTCGATCCATGCCCGGTCTATGCCCTCAAATGATTTAATGCTGCTTGTATTGTTCCTGAGTCCGGCGAAAACGATTTCCGTCCCGTTTGCGCCGGTTATCACAGTGTTCTGCACGCGGTAAAAGTCTTCCAGGCCAAGCGCCTTTATTTGAGAACTCAATAAATGATGTACCGATTCATTAATCGATTTCTGGAATTCCCGAGCGCACAAAATACGAAGGGGGCTTGCGGCCCCCTGTATCAGTAATGCTCTTGCGACTCCCCAGCTTTTAGCTCCACCCCGTCCGCCGTATAGCACCTTGTAGCGGTGCGGCTCAAACAGGAATTGCAGCTTCTCGGGAAATTCGGCGTTTGTATCCATTCAATAGTTTTTTTGAGCACAAAAACAAATGCCCCACCACTGGAATGGTGAGGCATCTGGGGTAGGTATGGAACGGTCTCGAACACCATTCCTTCCAACTGGAGGACTAGGTGCTTACATACCTGAAGACTACTAGTCGATTTGCACTATATGGGCAATATCAATAAACGTCAACCACTCGTCATCTAATGATTGTTTCGTACTGCATTGTTGATTTCCTCGTCCGTTCGCCGCAAGTATTGATAAAGAGTTTCCCGGCTGATCTTGAACTTACGAGCTGCCGCCGCTTTTGGCACACCATCGGTAATCATGCTTGTTAATTTCTCAAGCTGTTCCGCATCGAGCTTTGGCTTTCCGCCCCGGTACGCTCCTTTCGCTTTGGCAATGGCGATACCTTCCCGCTGACGCTCCCGAATGAGTGAACGCTCAAACTGCGCGAACGCGCCCAGCATGGTAAACATGAGCATGTTTCGCGGGTCCGCGCCTTCATTATCAAACGTCATATTCTCTTTTACGAATTTGACTGAGACGCCTTTTCCGGTCAACTCCCGAACGATCCTCAACATATCTTCGACGTTCCGGGCCAGCCGATCCATCGAATGTACTATGAGCTGATCCCCTTCGCGTACGTACGTTATCGCGGCCTGTAGTTGTGGCCGGTTCATATCCTTGCCACTCGCCTTGTCCGTGAATACTTTGTCCAGGCTGATCCCGTCTAACTGCCGTTCCGCGTTCTGGTCTATCGTGCTGACCCGAACGTAGCCTATCGTTTGATGTTTCATGATGTCGCTCTCCTGTTTTAGTGTCAGGACGAACTCTATCACGTATTCGCAAATATGTCATGTTGAAATCTAAATCTAATGCTGTTCTGACAGAATCACGGTATTTTCCCGGTGTCATGACAGGGTGTACCCCAACCTGACAATGGGCTTATATCTTGTGCTTCAAGAAATCGTCATACCATCTGACCAGCTTGTCGTCAGGCATCTTGCGTTGTGCCCCGGATAGCTTGCTGCGCTTCTGCAACTCACGACTACAAACCGAATGATTGCTTCCCTTGCCTCTGTGCTTGCCGCAAATCTGGCAATTGTAACTAGTATCCAAATATCTAATCACGGCACCCATGCTAAGGTATCGACTACATTAAAATAATCGCTTAAAACGCCTCTACGTTGCACAATAGTTGTGCAATTCCGCTATTTCGGGGTATTTGACGCAATAAATGACACGCTGATATTTTTTAGGATTGGCTTGTCAGGATCGCCGCCCTGATGTTCGTTTACTATCTTGTCGCCATACTTCTTTGGTGCGAGTTTTGATGCGTACCATTTGCGAGCGTCAACCCGTAGCTTTGAGCGAGTGATGTACTCATGATTAACAACCTCACGCCCTTCATCATCAAAACGAGTATCAAATTCACTATCGTCCGCAATCTCGATGGTTTGCTCAGCGTAAACGTCAGCTCGCATTATCATTGCGAATTCATAGCGCCTTAGAATCGTTTCATCTTCGGCCACCCATTCGTAAAAGGATTTACGCGCAGGCATTCCAGGCTCAGAGCAAATCTTGTTCAATGATTCGCCATTGGCAATGCGGTCGAAAATCTCATTCAGCAGCTTTTCGCTACGCACAATTCGTGGTTTTAATTGCCTCGCGCGCGCGTGCGCGTTATTTGTTACCTTCTTGTCGCTCATGACAAGTTAAGCGTCCCGTATTTAAGAAGCATTCGAAGTTTGCCAAAAGCATCCGCTTTTGCGTCATCTCCATTAGTCGAGCTTTGCGAAACCACTCGATAGCCATTATTCAATATCAGCACGTGAAAGAATTGACCATCACTTTCAACCGTCTCCTGAGACTTGATAAGGGCCTCA